GTTCTCGTGAGAGGAGATGTGATTCGACAGACTCACTCTCAACCCTCTGGAAATCCACTTACCGTGATAATCAATTCAATTTTCAATGGTATTGCAATGCGTGTGGCTTATTTAATTCTCAAAGAGAAGGAAAATTTACCACTTATTTGCGATTACCGAAAATTTGTGAACGACATTATCTATGGTGATGACGACATCAAATCCGTACACATGGAAATATTGCCTTGGTTCAATCAATTGACCATCACAGAAGCTCTTGCTTCATTTGGACTAACATACACTGATGAAACGAAATCAGGTAGTATAGAACCGTGGAAACGACTCGACGATACATCCTTTCTTAAAAGAAAGTTTGTCATTCAAAATGACGGAACCTATATGGCTCCCATGGATATTCCTAATATATTGGAAATGACAAACTGGATTCGCGGAAAGGCCAAACGTGCCTCAACAATCGAAAATTGCGGTTCAACACTAATGGAACTTGCCCTCCATCCGCAGAAAGTTTACGACCATTGGAGTAGTCGTATAAGAGAAGAATGTGCATTAGTCGGAATTAATTTTTCGACTCCAACATGGTTCGAACAGATGGAAGAATACCGCTTCAATCGCGATGCTTATGCTCGAACCGAATATGTACCTCTCTGGTAAACCCCAATTAAGGATGTGATCTTAGGCTTGGAATTTAAACGGAATACTTCCTCGCTTACTGCTATCCTTTCTCTTATAGAGTGTTGCTGTGCTCTGGTGATACAGCTTCCGAATTCAAGGTAAATAGTCATCTACCCTTGTCTTACAACATGACTTCTAATACTGAATCTTATGATCAAGAACAAAACACTGTAGTCGATTCAACTCGTGGTAATTTACTCACTGACGTGCAAATGTCCGCTGAGTCAGTTCCCATGACTTCTACCGCTACGCAAATGGCGCTCAATGATACCACCAAACATGATATCATGAGCATACTGGAACGACCTGTGAATTTGGGAACTTTTGAATGGAAAGCTGCTGATGCTGCAATCCCTGTTCAACTGACCCCAACTGCCTATGATGCTGATACCAAAAATTATCTTCGACAATTCAATTTTCCTCAAGACATATTTACCAATTCGCCTATTGTGGTAGATAAGCTTAAAAATTATCAATATTTAAAAGCTGATATTGAAATTGAAGTTAAAATCAATGCGCAACCCTTTTTGCAAGGAGCACTCATGTTAGTTTATAATCCCTATTATAACGAAACTGGTGATTTCCGGCGCAAAGGTACGCGTTTCCTCGCCTCTCAAACCTCT